CAGTTGCAGCGGGTTGGCATGGGCGCTACTGGGTTGCGGGAACGCGCTCGTGCATACTTGTCCAACATGAATCGCAAGGAAAATTCTGCCGAGCTCGACCAGACTCGTAAGGAACTGGAAGAGCTTAAGGCACAGATGGCCGAGCTTATGGCGCAGAAGCGCGGCCCCGGTCGTCCAGCAAAGCAAGTGGAGACGTAAAACATGGGCAGCACAATGTTGCAGCTTGTCCAGCAAGTGACAAACGAGCTGGGCGTATCGACACCGGCCACTGTTGCCGGAAATCCTAATCAGGATGTGATACAGATTCTTGCGTTGATGAACGCAAGTGGTTACGAGCTGCTTCGTCGTGCTGATTGGCGTGAGCTGGTCAGGCAGCATCAGTTTTATACTGAGTACCTGACCACTACGGGTAATTGGACTACTGCAAACAGGACGATTACCGGCATTCCGTCGACTGCCGGGCTTGATACTAATTATCAGGTTGTAGGAGATGGAATCCCAAACGCTACTTACATCGTTAGCGTTGATTCGTCGACTCAAGTCACGGTTAACCAAGACTTTAACGAGGCTGGCGGTGTAAATGCCACCGTTAATTTTCAAAAGGTAAAGTACGCATTTCCTAACGATTACCTTGCAATGATCCCAAGGACGCACTGGGACAAGTCAAAGCGTTGGGAACTTCTTGGCCCTGAAGACGCGCAGCAATGGGAATGGTTGCTGTCGGGTTATATCAGTACCGGCCCAAGAATTCGTTGGCGTCTAATCGGTAACAAGTTTTGCATCTGGCCGGGAAGTTCTACGGCAGAGCTGATTGGATACGAGTACCGCAGTCAGGGCTGGGCTTATGATTCCAGCGGTAATGTCATTAACAGCTTTACGTCTGACAATGACACTTGTGTTTATCCTGATCGGTTGATGGTTCTTAGTACCAAGCTCAAATATTTTGAGGCTAAGGGCTTTGACACCACCGCAATTTATCGTGATTACCTCATGGAGCTTGAGACTTCGATTGCTCAAGACACCAGCGCAGCAAATCTGTCGTTTGCCCCGCGTCCGGGCACTGTCCTGATCGGTTACGACAACATTCCTGACAGCGGATACGGAACGCCATGATAAGGCGGCTCGTTCAGAAAGCTCGAGCAAACGTCGCATCTTTGCCTGCGCCTGTTGGCGGCTGGAATGCTCGTGACTCCATTGCAAACATGGGGCCGACAGACGCTTATGAGATGGAAAACCTGTTTCCAACGGTTTCCAATGTCATTTTGCGTGGTGGCTATGTAAAGCACGCCACGGGCCTTCCCAGTCAGGTTGAGACGTTGATGAACTACAACGGATCAACAACGAGCAGGCTTTTTGCCATTAGCGGCACTGCAATTTATGACGTTACATCATCTGGCGCGGTCGGCGCTGCGGTTGTTTCTGGTCTTACGAACGCACGATGGGAATACATCAATGTTGCCACGGCAGGCGGCAATTTTATGTATCTGGTTAACGGTGTTGATGCCCCGCTTCTTTACAACGGAGCCACGTGGACTTCGATTACCGGCGCATCCGTACCAGCAATTACTGGAGTCACAACCACAAACCTGACAAACATTACTCTTTTCAAAAACAGAGTGTGGTTTATTGAGAAAAACACGCTCAAAGCGTGGTATTTGCCTGTTCTCTCTGTTGGTGGTGCAGCTCAGTACATTGACCTCAACGCCATCGTTAAGAAAGGCGGTTATATCGTTGCCGCATCGACATGGACAATTGATGCCGGATACGGAATGGACGATAACTTGGTTTTCATTACGAACCAAGGCGAAGTTGTTGTTTATCGCGGTACTGATCCTTCGTCTGCCGCAACGTGGGCGCTTGTTGGCGTGTTTACGATTGGTTCTCCAGTAAGCAAGCGTTGTATGTTGAAGTATGGCGGCGACCTGCTTGTTATTACGCTGGACGGACTCGTTCCTCTGGCGGCTGCGGTTCAAAGTTCGCGCCTAGATCCAAGGGTTAACCTTTCGGACAAAATTCAAGGCGCGTTTACCGCTGCAACATCGTCTTATAAAGACAACTTTGGCTGGGATATTTTGTTTAACCCAAAAAATAATGCAATTTGGGTTAATGTTCCTGTGCAGACAGGCTCAAATCAAGAGCAGTATGTGATGAATACCATCACAAAGAGCTGGACAAAGTTTACTGGATGGTCTGCAAACGTCTTTGAAATTTACAATGACGATCCGTACTTTGGCGGCAATGGTTACGTTGCTCAAGCGTGGAAAACAGGCACTGGGGCAACAGGATATATCGACGACACAAACAACATTGTGACTAATTGCCTGCAAGCGTTTAATTACTACGGGTCGCCTGCGGTTAAAAAGTATTTTACCCGAGCAAGGCCAAGCATTTTTACGTCCGGGTCGCCTGCTGTATTTATTGGCATGAATGTTGATTTTAATACTGCAGACACTTCTGCGGCGATTTCATATGCTCCATCAACTGCTCAAAGTTATTGGGATGCTGCAACATGGGATTCGTCGACATGGGGTTCTGATGCTGTAATCACAAACAATTGGCAAGGCATCACTGGTATTGGCTATTGTGGTGGAATTAGATTTAAGTCGACCTCAAGAAACTTGCCGATTGAATGGGCGGCTACTGATGTTGTTTATCAGTTGGGATGGGCTGGCGTTTAGTTGATGGCCCCACTGTGGGCCATTGGACAGCAGCGCATCTCAAGTGCGGGTATTTTGAAGAACGCTCTCAAGCAATTGGGCTTGAGCGTAATGGCGATTTGATCGCTGGCGTAATTTACGAAGACTGGAATGGCAGATCAATTGTTTGCCATATTGTGTTTTCTGGAAGGTTAACGCCAACGTATTTAAGAGAGGTTTTCCGCTATCCATTTGTGACTTGTGGGGTTGATAAGATTATTGCCCCGGTAAGCAGTGCAAATGCGAAAGCGGCTCGATTAGTGGAAAACATGGGTTTTGTCGAGGAAGCGCGGATTACAGGTGCCGCTGCTGATGGCGACATGGTTTTATACACATTAACCAAACAAGACTGCAGGTTTATAAATCATGGGTAAAAGCACGGCGGCACCTCCTGCTACGGACTACACGGGCGCAGCACGAACGCAGGGCGCAGAAAACCGTTCAACGGCAATACAGAATGCCATGATGAGTAATCCCAATGTAACCGGGCCGCTAGGCGGTCAAGAGGTTACTTGGAGAGATGGCGTTCCTACCGTCACCCAGCGGTTGACGCCTGAGTCTCAGCGTGCGCTTGAGGCGCAGCAGCGTTCGGATGTGTCTATCTCTGGGGCCGGTGAAACCGCCGCTGGGAATGTTGCAAGGACGATGGCAACGCCATTTGCGTACTCTGGGCCGGGAGTGCAAACCAGAATTGGCGATTACACAAAGATGCCGGTTGGTGGTGGGATGACTGCTCAACAGGCCATGCTTTCGCGCCTCGAGCCAACATTAGCGCAAGCTCGTCAATCAAGACTGCAGGAGCTTGCCAATCAGGGCGTTGCTCAGGGCACAGAAGCCTACCGCAACATGATGACGGAGCTTGGTCAAAACGAAAACGATCTAAGGCTGCAGGCAGCGTTGCAGGGCTTGAATGTTGATCTTGGCGCTCAGGAACAGGAATACAGGCAGGCGCTGGCTAATGCTCAGTTTGGCAACACCGCCAGCGAGCAGGCGCTTAACCGAGAGCTTGCTCTGCGTAATCAGCCGCTGAGGGAGTACGCAGCCTTGAGGGACGTTGCTCCGATCACGATGCCTAACCTGCCTTCGTTCCAAGGCACGACTTATCAGCCTGCGCCCTTGTTTAATGCGTCAGCTCAGGAAGCAGCAGATGCGCTTAACAGGTACAACGCTCAAATGGCGCAGCAAAACGCAAACACGGCTGGGCTGTATGAGCTTGGCGGCGCTGCTTTGGGGTCTGAGCTTGGTCAGAAAGCCGTAAGCAAGCTTGGGTCTAAGGTTGGCGGATTGCTTGGATTTGATAAGTCTGCGCCTCTGGATGTCCCTAATTCGTCGCTCCCTGCGTCACAGCAAGGGCCGACAAATGTTAATGCTGGAAATGCGCCGACTTCTAGCGGTTCCTTTGGAGCAATGGCTGCTGGTGTTCCCGCTGCTGCTGCTGGGTTGAATGCTGCACTTGCACCTGCAGGACAAGTGCTTGTGTCTGACGCTAGCGGGTTGCTTAGTAGCGGCGCTCTTAATACATCTGGGTTGATGAGCGGAATTGGAACGGGCGTTTCTCCAGCAGCGACGGGTGGCGCGGCTAACATTGGTAGCACTGCTGTTGGCGGAGGTCTTGGAGCGCTTGGAACTGCTGCTACTGCTGCGGGCTTGTTATCAATCCCTTTTATAATTGATGCGTTAGGCAAAGAGGGAGGAAAACAATACATAGATAGACCGCCTCCCGGTTATCATTGGGAACCAATTATGCAAACAATTGCTGACATGGACGCATATGGAAATTTGCCGCCTCAACAATATGAGCTAGTTGAAGGCGATCCACTCCCCGGAACTTATCAAGGAGGTGGAGTATTTACATCTGGCGAATACGGACTCGGATTTAGACCTTATTCCTAACTTTAAATTTAATAAAATGCCAAACGTCAAATTTATTACGCCTAGCTCGTACAGCCAGCAAGCTGCGGAGCTTGATCGCCGTCAACGGATGGCAGAGCTAATGCAACAGCAGGCAATGGAGCCTATCCAGACGCAATCTGCTGGTGGGATTGTGCTGCCGGTGTCCCCTGTTGCCGGGTTGAGCAAGCTGCTTAGGTCTTATATGTCGTCAAGGCAGCTATCTGACGTTGCCAGTAAGCGTGCTGCTCTCGAGCAACAAGATATTGCTGCGGCAAGGCAGATGGCTGAGGAATTTGGTCGTCCAACCGTTGAATTGCCGATAGCGCAAAATGACACTACGCTTCGTGAGCTAAATGTAAGGCGGGTTCCTTCATCCACTCCGGGCGGGTTGGATCAAACACAGCTTGTAAGCCCTGCAAGTGAATCGGAAATCAAATCATATCTTTTGCCCAAAGCACTTGGCGCTGGCGTTGGGCCTTACCAACAGCAGCTGGCACAGCTGCTTTATACGCAAAAGCCTGAAGCGCCCAAGGGATCGTTTGCGCCAATCAACATGAAAGATGTTGATGTTACACAATCTGATATTGCCAATTACCGCGAAACAGGAAATCCGGCATATTTGGTTATGAAAGAACAGCCAGAGATGACTGAATATCAACGCAGAAGGCTTGCTCAAATTGATTTGGCAGCAGACAAACAAGACGGGTCAAAGGCAAGTAAAGGAGAAATCTTTGCATTGCCTACTGGTCAAATTGTTGCGTCCGTTTTTGAAAACGGAAAGTATTATTACGATACTCCGACAGGAAGAAAGCCCATCCCGCCGGATGCGCGGCCAACTACTGCGGGCGTTGCCGCTCCGCTGTCGCAATCTCAATTTATTAAATACAGACAAGAAATTGAAAGAGACAAAAATGCTTTGAGTCAGTTGAATAATTATTTTTCAACTGTTAAAGACATGAATGTCGGATTTTCCCGTCTTGCTGACCAAATCTCTGCAAATGCCAAGAATTTTTTTGGCAATCCATTAAAAGCTGAAGAATTGGCCACGCAGTTGGCAAAAGGACAAGTGCAAGGATTAGTTGGTCTGTTTAGGACTGACATTGTTGGGCCGGGCGTTGTTACAGAGCAAGATGCTCAAAGGATTATGTCTGCTTTGGGCGGCGACCCTTCTAAATTGCAAAACCCACAAGTTACAGAATCCCTTTTGCGAAATTTGTATGACACAAAGAAAGCAAACATTGAGTTTTTGCAGGGCGAATTAAGCAGAAGTAATCCATATTATGGAACGCCTGCGCCACCTACAATTCCAAATTTTAATCAGCCGGTTTCGTCCGCTGGAAACACTGTGGTTGCGCCTAATGGTAAAACTTATGTTTTTTCAACACCTGAACAAGCTGCTGCATTCAAGCAAAGAGTAGGAACGCAATAATGGCTAATCAACAAGATTATGACGCCATTGCAAAGCAATTTGGCGGCGTTAACTACGACGAAATTGCAAAGGAATTTGGAGGCGTTCAAGCAGGTCAAAAATCTGCTGCAACACCAAGCGCGGTAGACACGTTTAGCAACCAAGCTATGCGCTATGGCCGAGAAGCCATGCGCCAAGTTGGAATCCTTGGAAAAAACCTTGCAGAAGGCGTTGTTGGCACTGCTGGTCTAATCACAGACACGCCTGCACGAATTTATGATGCTGCCGCTTACCTTGTTGGCGGCAAGCCTTCTCCGCAGTTTATGAAGCCTGCGGAGAGTTTTATTCAGGGCATGGAGCAACTCGGCGGCCGTGAGCTTCAGCCTAAAGATGCAACTGAAAGAGTTGTTGGCGACATTCAGCAAGGGATTGGCGGTGCTATTGGCGGGCTGGGTGCTGGTCAAGCTTTGACAAAATTTGCTGCACCTGCCGCGCAAAGAGTCGGAGAAATTCTGTCCTCTGTTAAAGGTGCGTTTGCTCCTGCCGTTGCATCTCCGCTCGCATCTGGGATTGTTAGAGAGTCGGGTGGAGGGCGTGGCGCTCAATTGGCTGCTGCCCTTGCTGGTGGTGTTGCACCTGCTGGTGGTGCTGCCGTATTGAAATCAATGCGCGGAATAACTCCGACACCTGAAGCTCAGTTTTTGCTGAATAGAGGCATGGATTTAACTCCCGGCCAAATAAGAAAAGGTGGGTTTTTTGACCAATTAGAAACTGCTTTTGAAAATGTGCCGGTAATTGGTCAAATTATTAAAGCGCCAAAAAATCAAGTTGAGGAAGACTTGAGGCACGCATTGATTCAAGAATCTGCTGCGCCCAATGCAGTAATTCCGAAATCAACAAAAGTATCTGAAATGCTTGATGCTGCATATGATAGTTTTGATCCTGCATATAAAACAGTTCATGGTTTTCCGTTGGTATTGCAAAACGGCAAGCCTGTAATAGTTAATGTTGGTCAAAATGTTCGCATGGATAAAGAGCTTCAATCGGTTGTCAACTCTAAGTCTGTAATGGCTACCGCAGATACTCGATCAAGTGTCAATAACTGGTTAAAAGATCAACTTACTAAGCCAATAAAAAATAGCGAAGACCTATTAAATATAAGGTCTGCAATACGTTTGCAAATTAGGAAAATAAAGCCCACAGATAACGATGCTTCTGCAAAACGTGAATTACTAGAAAATGCTGAAGATGTTGTAACAAAAACGCTTGATTCTCAATTGCCTCCTAATTTGATGGACAATTTAAGAGCTGTTGACGCTAAATATGCAAA